GCCAAGGCACGCATCGCAGCCAAGTTGCGCAACGATGCCGTCGAGGCTGAAATCATCACTGCATGATCTGGCGCAAACATCCGATCCTCGAAGCTCCGACCGACGAGGAGATCGTTGAACTCGACGAGGAGACTCTGCTCGAGATCCATGCGATCTACCATGAGGCAATCGAGAATGCCGAGCGGGATCCGTATCGGTTTGGATTCCGATTGCCTCACTGGGACAAGGCCGAGGAGCAACTGGCCGAGGTCACCGAGATTGTTGCCCTCGGCGGAAACCGATCAGGCAAAACCCAGTGGGGTGCATTCACGATTGTGCGGGCGGCGCTCGAGAATCCCGGGTCAGAGATATTCTGCTTCGCGCAGACTGCCGAGGTATCCATCCGGCAGCAGCAGAGTGCAGTCTGGGATTGGTTGCCCGCTGAGATGCGGATGAAACAAACGACCAGTGGCACCTACATCAGCTACACGAAGAAGAACGGCTTCACAGACTCGTCGTTGATCTTGCCCAACGGGTCGCAGATCATCTTCAAGACCTACAGCCAGTATCAAAACAACCCGACGATCCTTGAAGGTGCCGAGCTTGGCAGTCGGAATCCAAAATGGCACAACGTCGGCGTGTGGCTTGACGAGTATCTGCTTGGGCCGGAGTTAATCAACACGCTGCGGTTCCGGCTTGCCACGCGAGATGCAAAACTGCTTCTGACGTTCACGCCGATCGATGGCTACACCGAGGTGATCAAGGAGTTCCTCGACGGTGCCAAGACGATTGAAAGCCGCGAGGCGGAACTGTTGAACGGAGAGCTTGTTCCATACGTGCAACGCAGTCAGAAGCGGAATGCATCTATCCACTACTTCCACTCTCAGGACAATCCATTTGGTGGCTACCACCGGATCAAGGAGGCGCTTCTAGGCCGAGGAAGGGAAGAGATCCTCATCCGCGCCTACGGTGTGCCAGTGAAGTCGCACGCGACGAAATTCCCTAGATTCAACAAGGAGGTCAACGTGGTGCCGCCGGAGAAGATCCCGACCAACAACGTGACTCGATACATGATACTGGACCCCGCCGGATCCAAGGCATGGTTCATGTGCTGGATTGCAGTCGATGCCAGCGGAACCTTCTGGGTCTACCGTGAATATCCCGGCGTCGATGTCGGTGACTGGGCAGAATGGAAGTCTGGCAAGTGGCTGCCGGGCGACGGTGCCAAGGGACAAGGACTCGGCATTCGCGACTATATCGACATCATCAAAGATCTCGAAGGCAAAGAGGAGATCTTCGAGCGTCTGATCGACCCGAGACTCGGTGCTGCAAAATACCAAGCGGCCGACGGGTCATCGTCGATCATTGAAGACCTAGCAGAGCAGGACATGGTATTTGTCCCGGCACCCGGCCTTGAGATTGAGGATGGTTTGCAGGCACTGCTCTCGAAAATGTCGTGGGATACGTCGAAGGCGATGGACGGCATCAACCGTCCGCATTTCTACATCTCCGACGAGTGCGAGAACATCATTCACGCATTGAGCGAATACACTGGCGAAGGCGGATTGAAAGAAGCATGGAAGGATCCTATTGACGTCCTGCGCTATGCCGCAATTGCTGGCATAGATCATGTAGATAGTTCAGAGATTAACGTAACAACATATGGAACAGGTGGCTACTAAACGAAAAGAAAAAGCAGAAGAGATCATCAATAGCGTTCTCAACAAAGAACCTATTGTTGATGAATCTATCATCGACGAACCGGAGAGCTTCGATGTGCGGGTCATCCGCCTTGCCAGAAACAAAAAATTTGTCTACGGAGTGCTCGACGGGATGCTGATTGAAATCTTCCTCCCTCGACGCAGGGAGAATTCGATCAATAGGTGCATCACTGTCGTGAGAGCACCCGAGATCGGTGAAAACAAATTCAAGGTATTACAATGAACGACATGGAAGGATTTGACGAAGAAGCACTTGAGGGTGAGCAACTGATCTATGCATCAGACGAGCCTGATATCGACTCACTCGCTGACGCTTACAATACAACACTTGGTGACCTCGACACGTATTTCGATACCTGCCTGCGCAGTTATAACGACCGACGCAACATCTGGGATGGCAAGACAGAAGACCTGAGAAAGTCTGGTGCCACCGCATTCCCATGGCAGGGTGCGTCAGACCAAGAGGTCAACGTGATTGGCGAGCGCATCAATACCTACGTCTCGATTTTCGACCAAGCACTGCAACGGTCGCACATCAAAGCCTTTCCAACATCGATGGCATCGATGGCACGCGCAGGTGTCGTCTCGTCATTTTTGAAGTGGATGAAATCGTCATACATCCCGGATTTTAAGAACCAGATGGAGCAGGGTGCAAACTACCTGCTCGAGAAGGGGCTGATGGTCACCTACGTCGGGTGGAAGCGTGAGAGTCGCACCTACCTACAACCGATGACTCTCGACGAGATTGCCGAGCAAGCGCCCGAGGTGCTCGACCTCGTCCTCGATGGGACGAGCGACGACATCGTCATCAGTATGCTGCAACAGGCATTCCCCAAGCTTTCCGACAAGCGTGCGAAGAAGTGCCTCAAAGAACTTCGCACCAAGGGTGAAACGCAGATTCCGGCACCGAGGCAGAGTGTCGATTGCCCAGTTGCATACACCTGCGCCCCCGACGGTGAGGTGCTCTTCCCGTCCTACGTTTCCGACCCGCAGCGTGCGCCATGGATTTTCTGGCGCTGCTTCCTAACTGCTCAGGAGCTTGAGAAAAAAGTGACCAACGAGGGATGGGACGAGGACTGGGTTGAGATGGCAATCAAAGATCTGCGCGGCAACGACTCGATGTTCTACGACGGCGAGAAGATCAAGCGTGCGTCTCTCTTGCCCATCGTGGACGAGCAGGAGCTTGTGATGGTGGTCTACGCATACCAACGTCTTATCGATGAGGAAGACGGCTCTGAGGGCATTTATTGCACCGTCTTCCACCCCAACGCAGATGGATACGCGAAGCATGAGCTTCTCAATGGCATGGACGACTATCCATTTGTGGTCACCCGTCTCGCGAACGACCAGAAACGCATGTATGAGACACTGTCGTTCGCCGACATCCTGCGTGGACCTCAGATGCAGATCAAGACCGAGCGTGACTCACGCATCGACCGGGCATCGTTAGCAACTTTGCCGCCTATCATGCACCCTGCCGGGCGACCACCGTCCGATTGGGGACCGGGTCGCCGGGTGCCATACCGTCGCCTCGGGGAGATCGCATTCGGCCCGGTGCCACAAATGGATCAGGGGTCGATGGAGATCGAGATGGCGATGAAACTTCAGGCGGACCGGGCCGTCGGTCTTGATCTCGATAACCCGCTGGCGACGATCAAGCAGCAGTTCTATATCAACAAATTTCTCGACCATGTGCGCGATGTCTTGACGATGGCATTCAAACTCTATCAGCGAGTCGGACCGGACGAGGTATTTTTCCAAGTGACCGGGAACCCGAATGGTCAGATCATGTCGAAGGGATCCCCTGACGATAATTTCTCCATCGTAGTGTCATTCGATACCCAGTCGTCGGATCCTGAGGTTGCCGAGACGCAACTGCGGAACATGGTGAGTCTGTTGCAATTCGACCGCAATGGCCGTTTGGACACCGACAAGCTGCTTGAATTCTCGGCTCAGGCAATCAACCCAATGTTTGCCGACTACGTGCTCCAGCCTGCCGAGGAGGCACAGCAGAAGGTGATGAAGGAGGTCACCGACGACATCGCGAAGATCTACGCTGGCATCGAGGTGCCTGCACGGCCAAACGGTGCGCAGATCGCCATGCAGATGCTTCAAGCATATGTGCAGCAGCCAGACGTCGCACAGCGTGCATCGTCCGACGAGGCATTCGGTCAGCGTCTGCAGAAATATGCCGAGCAATATCAATTCCAGATGCAGCAGATGCAGAACGCGCAGATCGGCAAGATCGGCACGGCCCCGGCTGAGATGGGAGGAATGCAAACACAAGGGATGCAACAATAACATTTCATCAAATGGCTGAAAACAAGAAGAACAAAAAGAAAGGGGAGACCGCCGATGCTATGATGCGGGCGCTGAACATTTCTGATGTATCAGCCCAAGGAGTTTTGGGGTTTGAGCGTCTTCGTCGGCTTGCTCAAGGCAATGCTGCTATGGCGCAGCAGGCGGGGAATCTTGCGAAAAGCTATGCACCTAAAGCTGGGCTGATTGGCCTCGCCATTGAAGCTGGCAATACTGCTTGGTTAGCTTCCGATCCCAGCAAGCGTGCAAGAGCACAAGCGGAATACGAAAGCAATTCAAAGAAGCCTGCTTTGGAACGGGTGATTGAAGGCTATTTGAATCCATCTGACATGCTGTATGCGACAGGTAAGACGGTTTACGATACAGGTAAAACATATGAAGCAATCCAGCGCCGTGAGATGGATGCGGAAAACAATGCTTTGCTGAGAAAGATTGAAGCTCACGAAGCACAACTTGAATTGGAACGAAAAAAGAAACTCGAGGAATTAAAATCAGCTTCTAAAGCAATGCCAAAAATTGATTACGACAAATTCAAATATCTGGATCGAAATCCCATATCTCGCCAATCTGAAATTGCTGGCGACGTAATGAAGGCAATTAAACTAAAACGATAAGCGTATGATAACCGAGATACCAAAACCAACATTACTTCAGTCAGTCGAAGCATTATCTGACAGGGATGAATTCAAAGTTATTGTCTCATTTATTAGAGACGAACGTGAACGATTCTTTGCCGAC